ATTTCAGCGGCGTAATAATTCGCTCGTCATCAACGCCGAGATCAGTTTCCGCTTGTGTCGCAAGCTCAGCGATACCTTTCACGGTCTCTGTCGCCTGGTTCGCGGCTGGGAATGTCGCCAGCTTCAGCGGAGTCACAAAGCGTTCGTCGTCCGTGCCAGCATCGACCTCGACCTGGGTCGCGATCTCAGCTACGCCTTCCACTGTCTCGGTGGCCTTCGGTGCTGCGCCAACAAGCACAACGTCATCGAGCGTAGCGTCCACAAAGACCAGCACCTTCCGACCGTCACCCACAACGATGCCGCTTCCCAAGGCTGTCTTGATCGTCACATCGAAAGCAGGGCTGGTCTCGTTCGTTACGATGTAGACCTTCGACGTGCTTGGGACGATGACATTCCTGGTCGTGCCAGGATTGCCGCTGCAAATCAGGATGGCTGCTCGTGACGGATCATCCGCACCGTTCGCTGGCATGAGCGTTTGATCGGATAGCGTGACATCAACGTCTTCACGCCCGGCGATTGCGTCTTCGAGAAGATCGATCGCGCTGGAGTTATTGATGTCGCCCCACACGTTCTGGTTGCCACCAGTCTCCTGTAGGACGAGCCTGAGTAATGCTGTGAATGTGTCGGCCATCAGCCGGTACTCCTTACGATTGCCAGAGCCGGGTTAGTTGGATCCGGGAATATGATTGTCACCTGCCCGTTGTTTACTGAAACCGGCGAACCAAAGTTCAAAATCCACAGGATCTTATCGTTCTGTGGCCCACCTGTCGTGTTGTAAATCACTGCTCCCTGGGCTGCATCGTTCACGATGCCCCAGGTTGCATTCGCTATCACAATGTCATCGAAATCCATGACCGGACGATCAGCTCCGCCAGGTGTGTAGATCACTGTCTGCGTAAGCTGGAAGCCGCCTGCCGGGTATCCGGCTCCCACCAGCTCGTCACTCAGGGCTGACTGGAGATCCGCAGTCTTCGGATCGATGTCGGCCAGGGTCGTGTACATCGCGAAGAACAACGTGTCGTTCTCAGGATCATGGATGCCATTGAATAGCTGATCCCGCAGATACTGAAAGTTGCTACCAGCAATGATGCTCATGTCAGGCTCACCGTCCTAGCCGCTTCCTTGACCGGGCTGTAGTCACCTCTCCACTGACGACGCAGCTCAAGTTTCCTGGCTGGCACCAGCTCGCCATAACTGGTTCTCCAGGTAGCCAGATCTGCTGGATCAGAAATCAGGAACTCATCTGAGGCAAGCAGGCATGCGTACAGCAACAGATCGCCTGCATTGTCTCCCAGCCAGGTGTTCTGGTTACCTGGGGCCAGGGCTTCAGGTGCTTGAATCTGACGCAGCTCGAAACCATTCGCGACAGCCGGTGCTGGAACCATGAAGAACTCGGTCTCGGTGAACTCAGAGAAGTAGACCGGCTCAGCAGTGACGCTCTCATCAGGCTCGAAGTCCAGGCAATACTCGTAAGTTCGGCGCTCAATGAAGCGTCTTACCCCACCTCCACCAACATCTCGAAGATGCAGTGACCTGGTGCCCTGCCAGATGGCAGGCTTGATCGGCTGCACGAATACGCCAACTGACAGCGCCCCTGTTACAACTCGATCGAAGATCTCGAAGTTGAGATCAGTAGCAAGCCTGCTCTCGCCCAGCGACACGATCGTATTCTGATTCGCAATCCACTGTTCACTGGTTTCTTCAAGCCAGTCATCCAGGGCTGCAATCAGTTGGTCGTATGTAAATGATGTCGATGTAGCCATATTAGGTACTCAGCGGGGTTCAAAAACTTTCATTTGTTGCAGATTCTGATCTTGCTCTATGTGGAGGTCCAAATTATCTGGCCTGATGAAGATGCCTCTCGGGATGGCCATCTCCGCCGCAGTACCGATACTGGGACCAGTTGAGAAAGAGCCTGCCGTATCGATGTCGAACGGTGTACTGAGCCGCCACGAGACCAAAACTCTCTGACTCGACCCAAGCACTGCATAGATGAAATTCCCATCCGGCGAGAACGTGAAAGTGTTGATGCCTCCTGTGTCTGGTGTCAGATCGAAGGTCTTCGCTGGCGTCGTGTTGAACGTGCTTGCATCGAAGGCTACCGAGACATCATGTTCTTCGATGTCGTTCGATACCGACGCATAGGTCCAAACGGTGAAGCCATCCGAAGACCAGTACATATCAAGCCTTCCACCTGAGATAAACGTGCTGACGAACGCTCCCAAGGTGGACAGATCAAACGGAGTGGATAGCGGAGCAGACTTAATAAACGCATTCGATGGACCACCGATGAACAGCAACACCGTACCGTCCGGGGAAATCTGTACTTTACGAACGTCGATGAAGTCCACATTGTTATCGATCCTGTTGGTCCAAACTCCTGGGCCCTCGATACTCCAGGCCGGAGATACGTCATGCTGGTCACATCGATTGGACGAGTCTCGCGTCGTCCACACGCGAGTACCGTCATCCTTCCACCACTGAGACATCCTGAGCCCACCACCAATGGTCTCAGGGTTATTCTGGAAATCGCTTTCGCAATACTCGCTCGCATCTACACCAGCCAGGGGAATTCTGAACCATGCCGCCCGTAGCGCATTCTGGTCTCCCTCAACAAATATGTCTCCGTTGTCATCACGGTAATTGAGTCCTCTAGGAATCCCCACAACGATGTTGACACTTGGGCCAGTCTGGAAATTAGATTGGGTCGTAATATCGAATGGTGTGCTGAGATCCCAGGAGGACAAATCCTGGCTAACCATCGCATACAACTTAGAACCATCTGCTGAGAAGGCTTCAGTCCTTGTCGCAGTGCCAGCATCCGGAACGAGATCGAGTTCGGCGGAAGGCGTATTGCCGACAATGCTCGCTGGATCCCAAGCTACTGGAACGGTGAACTCCAGGAACCTTGCTGTGACTCCAACTGCGGTATGTATCCATACCGTCTTCCCATCTGCACTCCAGATATGATCAAGCATTGAGCCACCTGAAGGAGGTACACTTATCGTCTTAGATGTCTGAGGGCCAAAAGCTGCAATGCTCCAAGGGTTCGCTATTTGATCATTGATGTGAATCCGGAAGACTGATGACAGCCTTCGCCCCCATCCGAAATACCTGCCATCAGGCGACCACCACACGCTTCTGAAATTTGTGAAGCCTCCTACCGTAATAACAAGCGACCAATCCCCCGGTTGAATGCCCCATGGCGGATCTACATCGTATTCACTTACGTCAAGATCCTGCCTGCCAGCCCACAATTTCGTACCATCAGGCTTCCAGAATATATCCAAGCGAAAGGCACCTCCGCCTGGATTGCCTGCGGAAATCTCATCTTCAATGTAAGTAGTCGCATTGACACCGACCGTATCTACTGTGAATGCAACTTCCGCAGCCGCCGCAGCCGCATCAGCCGCGCTGAAGTGATTGTCATAAAACCGAACATTGTCGATGACCGCTTGCCCTGCATCCGACTCACCGCGATATGCCCCATCGAGGAATCGCGTACCGATGTCAAAGACATCTCGCAGAGTTCGCGCTGAGTTGCCCAGGTCGAGATTTCCAGCAGAGATGAAGTCCACCATGTTGATGTTCGGAGAAGCCGTTGCTTCCAGCACTCCATTGACGTAAAGCTGGCATAGACCATTCGCATCCAGCGTACCGAGGAGGTGATAGGTGTTGCCCAGGATCATCAGTGTGGTGCCACGAGCCTCCCCCAGGATAACCGCATGGTCTAAAAGAGACTGGTACGTGTTGTTGTCGGACAAGATCGTGAAGGTCGGAAATAGAGACGCCCCTCCCGATGCCCAGTTATCAAAGCCCAGTTGGAAGACAGACTGATCGTTAGCATTCGCATGCGACTGGACCCCAGGAACAATTCTTGAGGTGCCGCCACCCACTGCTCGCACACCTTCGGTAGTCGGCTTGATTGCCATCTCGATCGTGAAGCCCTGGTCGTAAAGTATCGGCGCATCACCATTAGTCAGCCTGCCAAAACCAGTCAACTCCATCGCTTTGCCAGTACAGTCGTCTCGCAACGATGTACGTCCAATCCTGGGTGCTGGAGAGCCGGTAAATGCAAGATCGAATAATGCCATCGTTATCCTGTCCCGGTATCCGGCTCTGGCGAGGCAATAGCATCCATATCGTAAGCATGAACTGGAGGAGGTAGAACAGGCGGCACAAACACTGGAGCGTCCAAGGTGACATTGCCAAGGGCATAACCACTCGCCACGGATTGATCAGATCGAAATCGAATTGTCGCGCTAACCCGATCTTGATCAGGAGCTGGTCGAAACAACGAAACCGGATCTCTGACTTTGGGCAGAGATTCCTGTGGATGCTTGGGCTCGTACCACTCAGGATCGACAATCAGGTTCGGATAGTAGCCATCCGCCACCATGTTCCGCAGCAACATCTTGCGGCCTGAGCGACGACATTCGCCCAGTGCCCACTTCCCTTTGGCGTATGCGGATCCAAGCGCCATGGCTAACGCCGATAGGTGCGGCCAGGTCTCCTGGCTCGATTCAGCGATGGCCCAACGACATCAACCTCAGTCCTGCCACCACCGACCTCAGCAGCCATCTCCTGGTCAGCCATCGTTCCCTGAGCCCTTGCCATGCGATCTGACAATGATGCCCTACGATTCAACGGCTTGGTTTGACCAGCGAGTTCTGCCTGGCTCGCGCCGACCTGTGACAGGCCAGCTCGTGGGGCCATTGACTGTCGCCTGGCTCCGGATGCTGCTTGAGCCAGGGCTGGATCAGCCACTCCGCCAACATTTGGCGCAGTCGCCTGTGGCGTAGTGGCGGGCAGGGAGATCTTGGGTCCAGATCTCTGCTGCGGTGGATTCATTACTCGATCCAGGATGCCAGTTGGTCCAGGTCGTCCTGATAAATTTGCTCTACTTGCCATTAGCGTCTCCCGTAGAAACGATCGTAATTGACAGAAATCACCATTGGTGCGGTGTCTGCATCCTCATCGTCGGCTTCCTTGAACAACACCTCCGATTCAGTCACCAGGGCCACGAACCGCTCAGGCTTCCACTTCTGCGCGACCTTCGCAGCCAAGGCTGCAACGAACGCTTCCTGGTAACGGAATGGAATATCAATCGTGTTCTGAGCCCTGCCTGGATCCTGGATCTGCTTCCAGACATTCATGATGATCCGATCGGTGTTGTTCTCTGCGGCCAGCCAGTACAAAACTCGCACTGGATTCGCACCGCTGGGTGTGTCTCGACGACGATCCACGAAGTATCGATCCGGTCTGCCGACCAGGTTCTTGTCATGAATGATCAGATAGTCTGACCTGGAGATGGGATACATCTCCGTATCGGTGACGACGATAGCCCCCTGCCCCGTACCACGACGCAGTACAGCAGTCTGCACCTGGATCGTTCCTACCGGCAGATCGAACTCGATCTCACCGACAGACACCAGATGATCGACTTGCTCGAACGTCCACTGGCGACCACCTTTGTTTGCCCATCGTGCCAACACAAAGCCAACTGATCGACGGATCGAGATGAGATGCTGACCTGTAATCTCCTGGAGATCCAGGCCAGCTCTCTCAACCGCTTCGTCGGTGTACTCAGCCAGAATCGGGTCAGTTATGTACGTGCCCGTAACTGACATGATTAGGCTCCCCTATGGCCAGCCTGCACAACCTCCAGGATCACTGGCGTCGTCACCACTACCGCATTCGATGTCAGGCGCAAGCCTGTCACCGGGAAAGCGATATTGCCTGACGTGTCCGCCGCGACATTCACCAAGGTATCGTGGTCGATCGCATTCACCACCGGATAGATCAGCTTGAACTTCGAGCCCACATGATGGCCGACCGTTGGAAGCGGATCGTTGCCACGTCTGGACATGAGGTTCGAGAGCGTCAGTTCGACGGTGACATTTGTTGCACCACCGATCGTGATGACCATGCCGACATTCACCGGATTCCTGATGTAATCCATCGGGAACCAGCTCGTCGATACAATCAAGGTCGTACCGACCGAGATGGCACCAGCCGAATCCTGATCGATCAGGATCTCAGTGACGGTGGCAAAAGCCTGCACCGTGGTTGCTAATGCCGCTGTACCAGCGACCGCTTCCACAAGCTGCTTGCCATCACGTCGCGTACCAGTGACCAGGAATGACTTCCCGGTCTCATCGGCTGCGAACGTGAAGACCACCTGCCTCGGTGTATCCAATGTGGCTACACCACCTGAAGCAAACGCTCCATTGATCGTCAGGGCTTGCTCACCTCCGGCTGCCGGAGTCTGTGAGGTCGCTATCGAATCGACATCAGTGGTTGCGTAGGGGTCAATTTGTAAGACATTTTGTCTCATGTCACTCCCCTAGTTAGCCAGCGAAGTTCTGTCCGTATCCGTCCTTCGTCAGGATTGGGTGATACCACAGAACAAAGTCAGCACTGCCATCCGGGGCATTGCCAGGATTGTAAGTTCCCTTCGTGTCGCCGGTCACAGCAGTTGCTGGACTGGTGGCATCTGCCACCGTGAAGCTACCACCATCAGCCGCACCTGCACCTGTCAGCGCATGCACAGCGTCGTAAGCTGCTTCGAGACCAGCATCCAGGCCCAACTCGATGTTGCCCAAAGTAACGCTGGTGCCCACCGTGAGATTACCGGCGAATGCGCCTGAGTTGCTGATTGACTCGACCACCGAGAACGCTTTCAGGCCACGAACAGCCGTAAGACCATTAGCCGAAATGTTCTCGACCTGCGGATTACCTACGATGTCACGACCAGTGATCGTGATCACCTGGGTCGTATCGCCAGCATTCGTGGAGTCGATCTCAATGTTTCTCGGTCCATCGATGTCACCAAATCCGGTGACTGCATTCAAGAATGCGCCATCGATCGGAACATCACCGGCAGCCGCTGTCGCGCCGGATCCTGCTGCGGTAACCAGGCCATCAACGTCACCAGCTATCGGATTGAGAATCTTCTGCTGATGCAGTGGCGCTGTCTCCACGCCTCTTTTCGCACCGTTGAATCCACCTGCTTGCGGGGCACCGACAAAGATTTCGTCGGAATGTGTAATTGTGTGCCTACTCATAACAGCCCTCCAGGGCAGAGCAGTCCGTTGCTCGTTAATCGAACAAAAGGGAGAGCCCAGCTACCTCGTTGGGGGAGGCAGCCAGGCTTCCCGTTCAGTCACGCCGGTCTAAGGACCGTGACCTTACCTCTTACGCGCCACCTGGCGAGCCGTATGCACCACGCCAATCGGACCAGCCGAAGCTGTACCGTTCGCGAGCTTTGTAACGAAGGTTGCCGGTCTCGAAGTCGCCTTCGATTCCACGAGAAACCTTCTTACGCAGCATGTGTTTTAGGCCATCAGGGCAGTCTGTCTTGAGTGTCCACTGATCTGGATCAGTCAAGCGGTGGTTTACGCAGAAACCGTCACCGACTGTGCCGAGAGTGTAGATGGCAGAGATGTCGTTATCGCCAGTGTTCGTGCGATACGGTGACATCAGGATCCGCGTAGCCACGAACTGAAGTTCTGTCGGAACAATCAGCTTTGTGATCTGCGCTGCAATCGGGATGCCACGGTCGTCGTCGAACTCTGAGATGTCGATCGCCGCCTGCTCAAGAGACGCTTCCGCGAGATCGGCTGCCGTGGCCAGGGTATTAGCCTGGTTACCGCCACCGAATTGCGGATGGAGCAGTGAAAACAACGGAACTCCGTCGCCGCCAAGGAAACCTGCGTCGAAACCGTTATTGATGATGTCAGCACCTTTGACTTCCTTGGTGTGCTGGAGAGATCGTGCAAGGGCTCTCGCATACTTGTTGCCAAGACTTCCGTACAAGCCATCTTCTTCAGCTTCCTCGGTGATTGCAAATGCCAACGCAATCGTCTCATGCGTGTATCGGGCAACGTAACTCTCTGCGCCCTGGTCGTATGCCACGCCTTCGCCTTCAGGTTTAACTGGCGCACCAGCGAATCCTGCGAGCAACACGTCTTCCTCGAATGCTTTCATCGATCGCTCGATGTCGAAGATGTCGCGCCACTCCTCTGGATACCGCTTGTACTCCATTCCGAAGACTGCGTTCAAGCCTTCCTGCAACTGTTTGCGAAAGTCGCTTCGATTCATAGCCATGATTAGACTCCCGCTGCTGCTAGTTGGCCGTAACTATGGTTGTTGATTAGAACGCGAGCCTTCGCGAACTCACCATAGTCATTCTCAGGGATTCTCGACAGACCAAGGATACGCAACTGACGTGCCGAAGCATTCAGTGTCGTTTGGTCAAGGAGAGCCGCTGATCGGCCAGTAAATGCGTTCCCTGCTCCAGCAACGAAATTGGCCAACAGGCCAACATCCGCTACTACCAGACCAGCAGATGCGCTGACCTGTACGATGAATTCACTCCTTGGATCATCGTAAACAAGGGCTTCTGGATTGTCTTCACCACGCTGCAATCCAGTACCAACGGTGCCGCTTAGCCAGTTCGGTCTGAACTGAACATCCCCATTGGCATCGGTATAACGAACACCGGCAAAGATACCTGTGATCAGGTTTGCATTACCGGCAGTCGCGAGAGTAATGGTTCGGCCAGAACCTAACAGGACAACTGGGTCGCCTGAAAAGATGTCAGCCGCTAAACCATTCGCAATCTCATACGAGCCTAGCCTTTGGGGAGTGCCGCCTGCACCGTGGCGAGTGGCTGTAAAGCCAAACGGTCGATCCACGTTTGTCATTCGGATACCTCCGGTTAATCATCATCGGCAACCTCCACTCGTCGAGCGGGAGCCGCCGAAACCCTGGTGCGACTGGTGGATTCGATCGGACCAAAGCCCGATACGTCCTCCTTGGACACACCCTTTAGTTGGCGCTCGATTGCCTGGTTTTGCCTGCGCTGCTTGTCCTTAAAGTGCTTCTTGCGCTGGGCATGAACCTTCACAGGCATCTCGCATAGGATTAAATCCTCTACGCCGATGACATCCCCGTACTGGTCGAGATTGGTGGTCGGCAGTGAACGATCTGACAAGGTTGACGCCTTGATAGGTCTCCACCCCTCTCGTATTGCATTTCTCAGTCGGGCGGTATCGCGAACTGTTCCAAGACGTATCCGAATGAAACGATTCACATAGCCTTTCCTTGCTGGTGGCGCATCCAAATCTGAATGTCTGCGCCATTCCGTGACTTCATTGTCTGACTCCGTGTCGTAAAGCTCATCCATCTCCCTGTCCATGTTCTCCGATTCATGGACCTTATCGTCTCCGTGCGTAATCTGCTCCGGCGCATTCCTTTTCTCGCCGGATGGTTTCTTTCCCTGAGCCGATTCAGCTCTCCGCTTCTCCGATGTCTTTCGCGCTTCTGCTTTTGCGTTACCCATTAGTCACAGCCCTCCAGGTAGTTTTCAACCGCTGCCGGATCTTCCGGATCCAGGCCGAACGCTCTCATGTTCGCAACCCTGGCACGGCTCAATGTCTTACCCTTTTTCTTCTGACGACGCTTCTTCGTTTTGGCAATGCCACCACGATCGCCTTCAGAGACCGGGCCCCTTCGCCTGGCTCGCTTCTTCTTCGCCTTCCGGCCTTTCGAGGGAATCGAGCCGAAGTCGTCTTCCTCCTCCTCATCGAGGTCAAGATCGAGATCTTCTTCCTCCTCCTCGTCCGCTGTATGCACAACGACGCCTGGATACTTATTCTCGACCAGCTCCTCAAGCTGCTCGTAGAAATCATCCTCGGTGGGTAAATAACCTTTCTTCTGCAAGGCGAGGTCCGCCTTACGAACGAATGCTCGAACGTGTCCGAGATCTTCGTCGTCCCACCACACCTGCTCCTCGATCCATTCCATGGCTCTGGGGATGACCTTGGGCTCCTCTGTCTCGTCCAGGTCGTCAGGTTCGTCGTGTTGGGCTTCCAGCTCCCGTTTCCGATCACGTACATCCGCAGTCAGCTCACCCATCTGTCGGGTGAGTGAGGCGACTTCTTTGCTGTCGCCTTTTTCCATCGCAGCTTCAATCTTCGCTTCCAGAGCGTCGATCTTGCCGCTGAACTCGTTGTCGAGTTCATCAGTCTTCCCTGACTTCTCAAGCTCGTTGATCCGCTTAGTTAGCTTTGATATTTCCTCGCCAGCTTCTGTTTTGGCGGCTGCTATCTGTCGGCTCGCATCGCGCTTGATTCCGACCAGGCGCTTACGCATCGCCTTGGTCATCTTCGCTGGACTGTATTCTCCATCTTCACCCAGCTCGTCGTCGTCGTCTTGGCCTCCTGCCTCCTCCAACTCCTCGTCGTTATCGTCATCCTTGGCTTTTGTGTCTTCTTGACGCTCAGTCTCAGTCAAATCCTCGTCTTCGAGTCCAAGCTGATTAAGTACGTTATCTGGTATCGAATCCGTGTTCCTTCGCAGATCCTCAAATTCGTACTCGATCTTGTCCCGTTGCGTGTTAGCCATCCTCGCTCTCCTAGTCCGCAACGACTTAGTGTCGCTGATAATACTCCGTGCGCTTCTCCTGTCAAAGGGACATGCAATCGTACAGCTCAGGATGTTTCGTCACGCCCATGATCTGCGTATCAGAAAGAATCACCCAGAGGGTGCCATCCTGCGTCCGACGACGCTCGCCATCGTGCGCTCCAAATTCTACCCAGTCACCAATCTTGCATCCGTGCGCGTCCTTGAGATCCATCTGCGACCTGGTGATTGCCGTGTAACACAACGGGCCCATCGATCGAACCTGGCCCACGTAACTCGCGAACTCTTGGTCATCCTTGTATTCATCCGGGATCACAATTCCACCTGCACTTAACTCAGGTGGCTCAGCAATCTGCACTACTAAGCGCCACAGATCCATCTGCCCTGGATATTCCTTCGGTTCAAACGTGTCCAATAATGTCGCTTCTTGCTGCTCTGGTACTTCCGCTTCAGAGTTCATCCAATTCTTCCTCTCCCTCGACTTTCGCAAGGAACTCCCTGGTGATGTCCTGGATCCAGCGAAGCTCGCTATTCTTACCGACGAGCTTCATGTACTGGTCGTGGCTTCCGCCCTTATCCATCTGGGCATGATTTTCCTCCAGGCGCTCCCTGGCTCGAACGAGGATGAGTTCTGCTATCCGAAGTGCAGACATATCATCCTCCTGGCTGGTTAAAAGGCTTTACCGTCTCCAGTTGACTGGTGCTTACCCATCGTTCCTTTCGCTTTGGGTGTCACCTTGCCCATGCCCATCGTGTTTTTGGCCATAGACTTCTTGGCCTTCGGTTTCGTGGCATTGGTGTGCCCCTGGTTAGGTGGCTTCTGTGAGTGGCTACCGTTTTTCATTAGTAGCTACCTTTGTTTCCGCCGCCTTCTTTACCAGTTCCAGTACGTTGGTGCTTACCCATCGTCCCGGAAATGTGGTGCTGACCACCAAGAGAAGCCGTGCCAGTTTGCTTGGCACTGCGTCCCGCAGTCTTGTCAGCACTCGGCTTTGGATATTTCATGTAATCAGTCATGACTGATCTCCTCAGCTCGCATCGATCTTATGGTCTCGACGCTTAACCTTTTTCTGTTTCAGCCGCCGCAGCTATCGCACTCATACGGAACTGCTGCTGGTTTTGACCACCGGAGTATAGCCTGGCAATCAGCCGTAGCAACTGTCGAAATCCCATGTTGAGTTCTCTCGCTGAGTTGGCGAACTTACGTGGCGGAATGTCCGACGATCGCGCACCCTGGTTCCGCAGGAATGCCCTGGCCGCTCGAACTTCTTTAGGACTTGCTACTGCCACGTTTCGTCTTCCGTTTCTTGCTGGTCTTTCCCCTTGGTACGCTTACAGGCCCCTTTCCAAACGTGGCCTTGGCGCGAGCTAACTTGTCCTGGCGACGAACTTCGGCTCTCGATTCTGTGTCTTTGCGCTTGCCCTCAGCGGTTGATTCTTTGTCCTTGCGCTCCTGCTCTGCTTCGGACTCCTCGTCCTTGCGATCAATCCCGGCTGCGCTCTCTGCTCTACCGCGCTCGATCTTGCCGATGACTTCCAGGTCGGCTTCATCTTCCTCGCGCTGACGCTGATCCTGCTCCGCCTGTTCTTCAGGTGTCGGTGCAGGCGGAGGCGGAGGCTTGAGCTTCTTAGCAACAGCCTGGCTGATCAGCTTCTCCAGCTCCGGTGGCAAGTCTTCGTTGTCACTCGGATCATCCAGGTTGATGTATGGCAACTGCGTACCCAGTTCGGCCTCGACCTGTTGCCGATAAACGTAGGCTTTGTGTTCCATCACATGCGCCTGGATCACTGGCTCCAGGTTGGCTACCAGGTCAGGATTCTCCGCTGCTTGCTGCTCTGCAAAATTCATGTGGACCGCGATATGCGCCTCGTGATCCTGGAGTGGATACACGGTCGCAGCCGATCCGACCAGGAAGCCCATGTTCTCGCTCACCGGATCCAGTGGTGCATCCGTGTCTTCCGGCAGGATCTGATCGATGTCCGGTATCCGCATGGCCTCGAACATTCGTCGATGCGCGATCTTGCGCTGCTTCTTCGGATACAGCTCCGGATCTGCGGTGATCAACTCCAGCACTGCCTGGTTCTGTGCAATGCGTTGAGTCGCTGACCAGATGTTCGGATCCGAGACCGGGATGATGTCTACGCGACCATCGAAGTCCGACTTCAGGATCGTGCGTTCCTCACCCTGGACCTCGTAGGGATACTCCTCCACGTCCATGAACTCGTAGTTCAACTGGGACATCATCTTGAACTCTTGCCTGGCAGAGACGTGCATGCGCTTGTGGATGCCGCTGAATACCTTCGAGCCCTGCTCGATCAGCGCCAGGGTCGTGCCCACTGGTCCAGTGTTCTTGGCATCACCAACCATGTTCTCAGTGGTGGTGGCGAATCGCCTGCCCTCATCGACGAGCGTCTGTACCAGGTTAGCGAGTGCAGTCGATGGCTCCTTGACCGGCAGGTTGAAGAATGCCTTCTCCAGCTCGTCGGCGGACATATCGACATCGATCCACTCGCCCGGTGTAAAACGTATCTCCCCAGCAATCTTGGCTTCTTTGCTCTTGAAGCCACCTTGAAGGTTTGCCACTGCTGCACTGTCGAGTAGGGCACGGATGCCGCCACTGACAGCTTTCGCTAGTGAGCCAATTATGTGTAGCAGGCCAAAGCCATAGAAACCAAGGCCAGGGAGATACTTGTAATGCGTGAACCAGATTCGCTTCTTCATCAGCGGATCGTCGTGCTTCCAGTTCCGCCTGACTGCCATGACCTCGCGAGACTCGGCCTCGACCGTGACGACATACGGAGGCGCTATGTCTGAGTCTTCGTCCCAGGGCATGTGGTAATCGATGTGGTACTCCAGCATCGTGTAGATCGTGTCGTCGTAATGCTGCTGAGGACTGCGATCGTCGGCCACGTCCTCCAGGTCGTACCTGGAGAAGCTGGTGTTCTTGTCTACCAGGATCTGCGGTGTCGGCAACAGCCTGGCATCTGCAATGAAAGATCCCGCCTCCTGGGCCCTGAATACATCATTCTCCGGCATCTCATATTTGTGACAGTACCGAGGTGCGTTCGCCAAAGTTCGCGCATGATACGGAACGATGAAATCCTCAGCAGTAACAAATCTGCTCGTAGTCATGCCGGTAATGGGATCGATGTAGACCTTCTTGAATGCAGATCCTGAAAGGGGGAGATAAAACAGCATCTGATCCGTGGACCAGAAGTATTCCTCGTCGGCTTCAGTGAGCTGATAGTTCATGTAGTCTTCGAGACGTTTCCCCTGCGCCACCTTTTCGTCGGTCGCCTCACCCATGATGTAAGCCTTGACCGGGCCCTGGGGCGGGAAGAATTCCTCAATCGCTCGTGCCTGGAACTGCGTCACAGCTTCAGCGATGAGTGGATGCTGCACGGTGGCCGCACCCTTGAACGGTACATCTGAGGCTGGCTCGTCGGTCAAGCCCATCAGCCTGAGCCCATCGGTCAGCCGCTCGAAATGCTCCTCGCGAACCTGCTCATCGATCTCGTAGTATTCGATCAGCTCGTCCGCGATTGCGATTCGTTCCTGGGGAGACAGCTCCTCTGCCAGGTTGTCGTTCCAACCCTCCGGTGTCTCCTCATCGTGATCAACGTCAGCGTACTCAGCGATCTCACCCTTCGGAACAATCGAGATCGTGCCATCTTCGTTATGCGTGATGATGTTCTTCGCGGTGACCTGCTCAGTCTCCGTGAAGGTCGGCATCGGCTTCATGGTCGATAAAAGATCCGCTCTGGCTGCCATGGTTAATTACTCAAGTTGTGTATTGCTTTAGGGCGCTTCATACAGATCGAACTCCATAAAAGCAGAGTTGAAGTTATCAAGGTCGTGCCATGTGAGGTACAGCTTAAATCCGCCTACCGGGTTCTCCCATACGGCAAGCGAGAGATTCGATGATACCTGTGAGAAAAATGCTGGAGTGACCGTCAGTGATTTTCCGCTGTCAACAGCAGTCGTCACATCGTATGCGACACTCAAATCGAACTGGGCAATGCTCAGGGTGCCGAGA